TACTCAACTTCGTGCTGGTAACTTTGATGACAGTGGTTTCGGTGCTGCTCCTACTCCTCTCACCAAACTGGATGCTGGTTTCCAAGAAAACCTTGGTAATGCTGACGGTGGTGATGTAGTTGCAATTAACCGTCTTTACTACAAGTTCCCTGCTGGTAAGGATGTAACCATTACTGCTGGTCCTCGTGTTCGTCAAGATGATATTCTGCCTGTGTGGCCTTCTGTCTATACTGCTGATAAGATCCTGAACATCTTCCAGTTCAACGGTGCTCCTGGTGCTTACAGCAAGGTTCTGGGTGGCGGTTTTGGTGCTTCGGTTAAGAAAGGTGCTTGGACCCTTGGTGGTGCCTATGTTGCTGGTGATGCAGACAAAGGCGATAGTGCTGAGGGTGGCATGTTCAATGGCAACTCTGCTGCTTCTACCACTGCTCAACTTGCCTACACCACTAAGAACTGGAACCTGACTGGTGCTTATACTTATTCTAACAACGGTGTAAGTATTCAAGGCACTCCTACTCTGACTTCTGCACTTCCTAATAGTGCAACTGGTGGGCAGACTAACTCGTTCTCTCTTGCTGGTTACTGGCAACCTTCCACCTCTGGTATTATTCCTTCAATCTCTGCTGGTTGGGGTTATAATAACTCTGGTTATACTGAGGGTGGTGATACTATTTCTCAGTCCTGGTATACTGGTCTGGTTTGGAAGGATGTAATTGCTAAAGGTAATGCTCTTGGTTTTGCAGTTGGGCAACCTACCTTTGTTACCAAGCAGAACGATGTAAATGCTCAAGATGGCAACTATGCTTTTGAGGCATATTACAAGATGCAAGTTACCGATAACATCGCTGTAACTCCTGCTGTGTTCTATCTTAGCAATCCTACTGGTAACGATGGTCTTGATACCTTCGGTGCGCTGGTTCAGACAACCTTTAAGTTCTGATTTTATAGGAATTTATACTTACTAAAGTTAGCATTCTCTAACAAGGGTGGGTTTCCCCCCTTGTTTTTTCTTTAGATTTCCTATATAATTCTGTTGTAAATCTTAATAAAGATAATGACGGTAACGAAAAATGAGTTCGGGCAAATGAATATGTTTGCCAAAGAACCTTCGATGTATATGACTAAAGAAGATCTTGAGCGTTATGGTATTGAACCTTATGCAGAAAAAGCGGAGAAAATGAATGGACGCTGGGCAATGGTCGGTTTTGTTGCTGGGATCATTTCTTATCTTAGCACTGGCAACTTCTTCTTCGGCATCTTCTGACAATTGATTGACAATGACTTCAACTATCTTTACAATTACTAGTGTTGCCTTTTTCGTTCTTCTGGCAGCATCCGTAGAAAAAATTTGTGAGACTTACTAATGACTGTTTATAACGTTACGCTTCAATCTCCCGATGGATCCGAAACGACTATTCAATGTCCCGATGATCAATACATTTTAGAAGCTGCTGAAGAGGCAGGTGTGGATCTTCCTTCTTCATGTAAAGCAGGCGCTTGCTCTGCTTGTGCTGGCAAACTGATTAGCGGTACTGTAGATAATGAGGAGCAATCGTTCCTCGATGACGATCAACTAGCAGATGGTTGGGTTCTTACTTGTGTTGCATATCCCACCAGCGATTGTGTGATTCTTACTGAACAGGAAGAAAATCTGTGACTTCTGGAATGCTCGGGCAATTTGCTCTTGCCCTTCAAGAACTTGGATGGGACGCCAATGATGAACTATCAGTTGAAATTGGCGGCGTAGCAGTTACAGGAACTGCAACTCATCCAGACGCTAATGTAAAGTGGGCGAAACCATTTGGAACCGTAACCTATCAGAACGACGCTTTTATTGTTATCAAAAATAAAACCAGAAGTCCTATGGTCTTCTCCCAACCCAATCCTGAACTTAAACAACACCACTCTTATCAAGGAGAAAAACAATGAACAAAATTTTTACTGAAAAGGCAGAACGTATTAATGGTTGGTTTGCAATGATTGGTTTCGTTGCTGCTGCTGGTTCTTATCTTGCTACTGGTCAGATCATTCCTGGCGTATTCTGATATGATCAATATTTTTAATATTTTAGGAAAGGGACAATCTATGGAGGTTAAAATGCGTAAAGAAAAATATATTATTCCACAAGTAGAATTTGTGTTTCGTGAAAATGGTGAATTTGTAAATCGTACATCTTCTGAACTTTTCGATGGAAAGCGTGTGGTCATTTTTAGCCTGCCTGGTGCTTTCACTCCTACTTGCAGTGCCTATCAGCTTCCTGGATTCGAAGAAAAATACGACGACTTTATTGGTAGTGGCATCGACGCTATTTACTGCATCTCTGTTAATGATGGGTTTGTAATGAATGCTTGGGCAAAAGATCAAAACATTCAGAATGTAAAACTTATCCCAGACGGAAATGCATATTTCACACGTTCTATGGGAATGCTTGTCACTAAGTCCAACCTTGGTTTCGGGGATCGCTCTTGGCGTTATGCTGCGGTCGTGGATAACGGAGTCATCGAAAAACTATTCGTTGAGGATGGGATGCGAGACAATGCAGACACCGACCCTTATGAAGCGACTACTCCAGAAGGTGTTCTCGAATATGTAAAATCTACAGTTCGAGAAACTGTTTCTGCCTAAAGATAATCAAAGCGCCCAAAGAGGCGCTTTTTTTATAAATATCTTCAGTGTTTATAGAGATAATCCATGACATTAGATCTTCATAACTTTTTTAAGTATTATGATGATAGTAATGCAAACCATGTTTCAGCAGTTCAATGGTTAGAGGATAACCTTCCTGCTCAGTTTCTTGACGATTCTGAAACAGATTGGATTGGAATTTTTAGAACTAAACCACCAACTCCAGAAGTTCTTGCAGTTCCTTATTTCAATCAGGTAGATAACTATAGAGATGCACATAGAACTTGCAACTCTTCATCGTGCGCTATGTGCCTTGCTTTCCTCAAGCCAGGAAGTATCAAAGGCGACGATGAATATGTTAAGAAAGTATTTGCGATTGGTGACACGACTGACCATGCGGTACAGACAAAAGTTCTGGCAGGTTATGGAGTTAAGTCACACTTTAGTTACAATCTTTCTTTTGCTGATATTGATAAGAGTCTTGATGCTGGGAAACCTGTTGTTATTGGTATCCTGCATCGCGGTTCTTTATCTGCACCTACTGGTGGGCACATGTGTGTTGTAATTGGTAAGACGCCAGATGGCAAAGGATATTATGTTAATGATCCATATGGTTCCCTCAACGATAACTATACTGGTCCAGTAACAAATGGTAAGAAGACCACTTACACCAAAGCAGTTCTCAAGCATCGCTGGTGCCCAGGCGGCAACGATGGTTGGGGTCGTATTTTTGACTGATAATAAGGAGAACAACAATGGCAAGAGTAGATTTACACAATTTCTTCAAATTCTATGATGAGAAGAACCCAAATCATGTAAAAGCAGTTCAATGGTTGGAAGATAACCTCCCAGTCAAATATCTAGAAGATAATATTGATTGGGCGGAAATTTATAGAGGAAAAAAGACTAGTGCTGCACCAGCATCCGCACCCGCTGCTGCAGCTTCTGTAACAGGTGGTGATGATGTTCCTATGATGGGACTTAAATTAATCAAAGAGTTTGAAGGATGCCATTTAAATGCGTATCCAGATCCTCTCACTGGAGGACTTCCAATCACGATTGGTTGGGGTTCTACCCGTAAGAAGGATGGTTCAGCATTCAAACTTGGTGATACACTTACACAGGCAGAAGCGGATGCACTTTTGATTGAACAATGCAAGAAAGAGTTTCTTCCTGCATTACGCAAAATCCCACATTGGAGTGAAATGTCAGATGGAAAAAGAGGCGCTCTTCTCAGCTTTGCTTATAATCTCGGCGCTGGTTTCTTCGGTGGTGATAACTTTAATACTATTACTAAACGCCTGAAGAATAAAGAGTGGGACTTAGTTCCTGATGCTCTTTATCTCTACCGCAATCCTGGTTCTAATGTAGAGGCAGGTCTTGCACGTAGAAGAAAGGCAGAAGGTGAATCTTGGAAGAAAGGCAATCATAACTGATTCTTGATCTTAACTGGTCTGAATCTACATACTCCGAGTCCTCTGTGACTTGGTGAATACTTTACTTTTAAACAACTTTAGTTTGTTTCGTTTAGTACACACTAAGTAATAGAGGACTTTTTATGTCTTACGCTTCAAAGGCGCTTGCTGTAGCGTCTGCTCTTTTAATGGGAGCACCAACGGCATTCGCAGATACAATCACTGGAACCGATTTTGAGTCTGGAAATACCTCAGGATGGAATACTGGAACTCAAACAGGAACATTAGACAGCACAATCACAGGACAGGGAACAGGTGTTAGTGTTGTTGATAATCCAGTAATCTTTAATGCACCTTCTCACGGAGCAGTAGGAAGTCCAACCCTTCCTGATAATTCTCCTAATCCATATTATCAGCCAGCAGTAACTCCATCTACTTGGGAATTTGCGCCATACGGAGATGCTGGTGCTGCATTACAACCTAATAGTCAAGCAACATTTGACCAAGCAACGGAATCACTTGGATTAACATCAGCAGAAAATCAAGCAATCAAAGATCTTCTTATACAGCAACAGCAGGCATCTGGATTAGGAAATCCAACTCCTACTGATGCTGCTTGGATTACAAAATCAGTTACATTGGAAACTGGTAAAGTTTATACAATGTCTTGGAATTACATCGGAACTGATTATGTTCCTTTCAATGATGGTTCTATTACATCACTTGTTTATCAGGGAACAGGTTCATCTCCAACAGTAACAGTTAATAATCAACTTCAAAACTATGCATTACTTGGATTTACCAATCCTGGAACTGGTGACTATTCAACTGGAACTTATGGTTCTACTGGATGGCAGTATTCAACATATCAAGTAGGTGCTAATGGTGATTATCTCTTAGGATTTGCAGTATTCAATCTTGGAGATACCGCATTATCACCAGTTCTTTTAGTTGATAGTCAGCCTGGAACTACAACACAGAACGGACAAACATTTACACCTGTTGCTCCAAACAATCCAGATGCACCATCTGTTGATGAGGTAGCACCAACTCCAACCCCAACTCCAGAACCCACTCCTGAACCTACACCAGAACCTACACCAGAACCTACACCAGAACCCACTCCTGAACCTACACCAGAACCTACACCAGAACCTACACCAGAACCCACTCCTGAACCCACTCCAGCACCAGAGCCAACTCCAGAACCAGAACCCACTCCAGATCCAACACCAACTCCTGAACCTACACCAGAACCAGAACCACTAACATTAGTAAATTCTGTAACTGTTCCTGCACCTGGACTTCCTGTTGTTTCTAAAACTGAAATAACTCATAAGGCATCTGAGAAGGATGGAGTTCAAAAGATTAGAAGAAACTTTGAGACTACAACTGAAACTCCTTTATTAAGACAAGATACTTATAGTGATAACACTGTAGTTTATTCTCTACTTCTTTCTGTTGATACCAAGAATACTCATGATGCTCTTTTTGGACGCACAGACCAACATGATGTTTTAGATAAGATTGGTGGTGGATTACAAAATCTTTTTATCTACGAACCAACTGAGCCAACTACAGACAGAGTAAGAGTATTCAGCAACAACTATTATTCCTGGTCTCACGGTGATTATGGATACTACGGTAAGTCTCTGATTATTGGTGGTGGATTAGAAATTGATATCAAACCAACTTGGACTATTGGTGGTCAATATAATAATGTGAATATTGATTTGGATGGTGTTGATAGCACTTCTAAACTTATTAAGAACCATTATGGTTTCTTCAATATGTTCCGTGGAAATACAACATCACTCTTAACAAATGTTGGTTTCTCCCAAAACAAATATAATGTATCAAGAAATGTTCAGGGTATCTTTGGAAACGAAAGTTCGACACAAGGAAAAGAGTGGTTTGTTAATAACAGATTATTCTGGCATCTCAATAAGAACGTAACTCCATTTGTTGGATACACTGTTGGTAATTATCAGAGAGATGGTTTTACAGAAAGGGGTTCTATTCAATCCAGAAGAACTGTTGATGCTATAAACAAAACTTCACATTCTGGTGAGGTTGGTCTAAATATTTCACATCGTTTTGGTGGTAAGAAAAAGGATTTATTCGGCATAACTGTCGGTGGTTCTTATGAAACCAGTGGAATGATTGAGGCAAATGCTTCTGTTGATTATAAAGAAATGGTAATCATTGAAGGAATACATCAAATAAATGATGGAGTTTCTAATACGGTGGTTTCTGCGAAACTTAAATTTAAGTTCTAAAATCCTAAATATTAAAGACTTCATCACAAGGACTGATGGATAAGAAAAAGGAGAATGCTTTGGGGCAAGTAATTCGTATTGCCATCCTTGGATGGTCTGCTGCTCTTCTTACCGCAAGTTATGCTGGGGCTCTATCCAAGATGGACCCCACTTTCATTGCGACCGTCTTTACTGCCTCTGCCGCAACCTTTGGAATTAATACCATGAAGAAAGGTGGAGATGATGAAGACGAAAAAAAAGAAGAACCACGTAGAGAAGTTGTAGTAGAACCAACTCCAGAACCACCAGCATCAGAAGATGTTGCTGTAGAACCAACTCTTGAAGAAAGAGTTGAATTATTAGAAGGTCAAGTACAGCCCCGCACAGGAGGATCATAATGGCAAAGTCCGCAAATAAATCTAAAAAAGGTGGATCGAATTCTGCCAATAATAAAAAGCAGAACTCTGGTAATGCTAATGCTAAAAAAGCAAAGAATGGCGGCAAGAAAAAATGATCGAGTTTGTGACTTTGACTATTGTTGGACACATGATAGTTGGACCTGATTTATGTCAAATTGATTTTTTAGGTGAAAATAAAATTTACACATTTACATACCAATGCCAAGAGAATGGAACACTCCAAAGAGAGAGTGTTGGAATGCTCCCATCCACCAAATACTCAAAGCTATAGATAATCACACCCGTCTTTTTATGGAGACGGGTGATTTTTGGCATGAAGAACAGGCCCAGATGTTGAGAAATTATGTGAAGGATTTGAAAGTCTGGATACATAAACAAGAAGGATGGTGGAATGAATGAAAAAATTCATCACAGCAATCGGTTTATCATTAGTCTTAACTCTTCCAGCAATTTCTGCATCACTCGAACCAAAACAACCTACAGTAAGACCTTACAGTTTAGAGGCAATGGGTTGTATGATTCTTTTAGAATGTACAGAAGGTCTTGAAAAATTATCAGCAGAATCGGAGTTTTTAAAAAGTCAGGACTTCGATCCATTTAGAGAAGAAATAGTAAAAATTGTAACTGCTCTGAATAAACTTGAGGTCCCAGTTTATGTTGCACCAGAGAGATATTTTACTCCAAGAACAGTAGGTTTATATAAACCAAACTATAATCGTTTCTTTATTAATGAAACTCTTGTTAAAGATCCAAGAGAATTTTTAGGAACTTTGAGGCATGAAGGTTGGCACACTGTTCAAGACTGTATGGGTGGTGGATTAAAAACTTCATTTATGGCACAAGTTCATCAGGACAGTGAAATACCTGCATGGGTAATGAAATCAACTAGACTTACATATGAATCAATGATGCAAAGTCGTGCTGTTCCTTGGGAGGCAGATGCGAACTGGGCAGAAGAACAATCTAATGTAACCGCAGAGAAGTTGGAAATGTGTGCTCAAGGTCCTCTGTGGGATCAAATTCGTCCAACTCCCATGACTATGGATTGGTTAATTGGTTGTGGATTTATGAAACCACAGGAAGGAAAGTATCCATACCATCCAAACAAAAAAGTTGAGTATTGCACTGAAGGTAAGTATTAATGTCTGAGTTTCCTTGGGGAGTTGTAATAATATTAGGGTCGGGTCTTATCTTTACTGCATATATCATTTACTACATATTAAAGTTAGCACACGAGGAGATGAAAAATGAAACATCTGAGTCTAATTCTATCAATCACAAGTCTGGGCATTAGTGCTGCGATTGGTGTGGGTGCTTATATTACCTATCAAAAAGCACAAAAGATTCTAGACAATCCAGAAGCCTTTGTTGGTGCTGTTGTAGAAAAGCAAGTTAATAAAGCATTTGAAAAACTACCCATTCCTAAACTAAATACTGAGAAGTTCAAATTACCATTCTAATGGACAATAAAGATCCCTATATCTATAGAATACGTCAAATTCACAAGGTTGTAGATGGTGACACTATTGACGCTGATATTGATTTGGGTTTTGATATCTCCCTTACTAAGCGAATTCGTCTTGCTGGTATCGATACCCCAGAGAGCAGGACAACTGATGCGTATGAAAAGAAACTTGGTCTCGAAGTTAAAGACTGGCTCAAGCACAGATTAGAAGGTGCTAAAGATATTCTCATCAAAACAGAACTACCTGATAGCACCGAGAAGTATGGTCGCATCATCGGTCATCTGTATATCAATGGAGAAGTAACATCTATCAACAATCAAATGGTTGCTGAAGGATATGCTTGGGAATATGATGGTGGCACAAAGAAGAAAGATTTTAATGAACTGATAGAAAAAAGAAAGAAGTGATATATTTCAATATTGTTAGATTATTTTTAATTATTTGGTCTGCTTTGATGATTTCTGCTGTTGAGTCTGTTGCGATTAGAACAGAGGGTCAAGTTGAACTAGAGAGTGCAAGTCGTGATGCTTATGCTAAGGTTCTTATTCTTGCAGTTGGATCATTTCTTGGCGATGCTGCTTTTAAGTTAAAGAAAAAATGAAAAGAATAGTTTTACAGTTTTTAATTTTAGCAAGACTTCTAACTCACGACGGAATAATGCTTGAGAATAGAAGACCTATTCCTAAGCGACAACCACCAGAAGTGATTCGTTTTGTTAGGAGACCCGCACGAAGAGGACGTAAAAAATCGTTACAATTTGATATTTTTTATTAAATAGTAAAGATTTGTTCAAGGTGTTACACAATGTCTCAGACACCAGCAAAGGATAGGCGTAAAGAAGAGAAGGATAATATCTTTCTAGAAATTCTTTATAACGTTTTAGTTCAATTACCAGCAATAATTGTTGTGTGGATTATTTCTAAATTTACTTCAGATTGAGAACTTAGCAGATAGTTTTTTAGCAATTTTCTTAGCGGGGGCAAAGAGAGGTTTAAATCTTTCTTTGCCTTCTTTTGTGAATTTATCTTTAATCACATCATCGATAATAATTTTATTATCAATTTCGTAGAGAGCATTGATTTCAACTTGGTCACGGATATATTGTTCTACATTAGTTACTTGTTCGACCAAACGAGTTCCTTCAGCAGAGTATTCAAAAACATCTACGTGACCATTTAACTTGTTTGATTTTAATCTTAAACTTATTCTTTGTTGCTTCTTTAATCATTGGTTCTGCTGCATTCTTCAGAGCATTCAGAACAGTTGTTGATGCTATCGTAGCAGCAGTAGTGACTACTGCGACAGCACCAGCCGTAGCAACAAGAGAAGGATCAGGTAAATTAATATCGATTCCATTTACCGTAAATGTAGGTTTGGGTAAATCTGCAGGAACTTCCGCAATCTGTTTAGGGGTTTCAATAATAGGAGTTTGAATATCAGGGGTTTGAACAGATGGAGGCAGTTGAGGGGCAGGGGTTGGATCTGGTAATCCTCTTGATTTTTCTGCAGGTTGTTGTTCCTGCTGTTTTTGATTATTTTTTACAGCAGAATCAAATTCTGCTTGTGTCGGAACTTTTACAACTGGATATTGTATAGTTGTATTTGGTGCATCTATAACAGGAACTTCAAGACCACGAACAACTGGAGCATTTATTTGTTGAAGAATTGGTCTATCTACAGTTGGAATTACAGATGGACCAGAAATCCGATTAATGCTCGTATTAGGAACATTAATCGGATTATTTCCGATCATCCTTACTTGATTGGTATCAATTAGGTTGATTGGTTCCATTTATTTTCTGCGACATTTGTTTGTACATATCAATTAAATCATCGTTATACGTAGGAGTTTGTTGCGGAACTACTACGTTAATATCTGCACAAACTTTATAGTAAGGACTTGCTGGGAAGAAATCAATACCTGATTTCTTTGCTTCACCGCACTTTAATAATCTTACAAGTTCAAAATCAAGTCGTGCTTTGTCTGCTTCTGCCTGTTGTCTTGAAATTTCGACCCTGACTCTTGATTTACATAGTTCTTGTAATGAACCATCCAGAGGAACATTAAATCCCATTGATACTCCAGCATTTCCAGAGTATGAACTAAATTGTTCTGGGTCTTGACTTCCATTTCCATTACCAATTACAAAAGGTGCAAATGAAAATGTTGCTCCTTGACAACTTACTCCTCCACCATAAGTATTCATTGCATATGGACCCTGAAGAACCTGAACTGCCTGGTTGGTTACATTACCAGTAGCAGATGCTGATGGTCCAGCAATATTAGTATTACTTGGTGCTTGTTGTGCTTTACTTGAAGCAGTTAATAAACCAATTATTATTGAGTAAATACAGAGATTGATGTAGTGTTTGATTGAGTTTCTGTGGTGCGATCTATCCATGTTTCCTTTGCCACTCCAGGTCCGAGGTAAGTTTCGCTGAACTGAAATGGAGCACCTTGTGTCATAATCGAATAACTAGATCCCTTTTGAGGATTGCTAGGAATGTTGATGTTCGTTCCAGTTACAGTATAAGATTCTCCAGTTGTATATTCAACTTGGCGAATTGCTTCTACAATTTTTGTAGTAGATTCTGTAGTCGCATTGATTGTGCCCCTAGTAAAATTAGGCACAACACTTTCTGCTAGGGCGGGAGAACAGAACCCTAGCAGGAACAAACCTGCTAGGATATGTCTCATTTGAATACGCTTAGCTCAATTGATCTTTGAGCAGTAGCACTTGTCCCTGCACCACCAGCAGTAACAGTAGGAACACCAGTTGGAGATAAGGTTCCCGCAAGGGTCCCTTTCTCACCACCAACTTGAGTTACACTATCTCCATAAAGATTTGGAGTTCCGATAACACCATTGGTAACGGTTTGAGTTGTTACAGGAGTATCGGCAGCATTAATAGATTCTGAGAAACTAAATGCTTGACCTGGAGTATTAATATCATAGGTTCCAGCACCACCTACGCCACCAAAAGATGTAGCTTGGATATTGGTTCCTGACGCTGAATATGAAGCACCGATTCTGGTTGATTGAACTGCAGCACCATCAACTTTCAATTGTACAGAGTCAGTGATTTTTGATGTGATTTCAGCAGCATTAACTGGGATAGCGAAGAATAACGAAAAGGCTAATAGAAGTCTTTTCATTTTCTTATTTTGTGATAAACACTATTCCTATTTAGTAGGATGCCCTTACTAGAAGAGGGGGCTTGACTGGAGGGGAAAACCGTAGTATGATAAATACATCAACAACGTTACGGAATGTAACTTTCTGAAACGTTTTGTAACTCCCATTAACCGAGACCTATGGGGAGTATAAATTACGTCTCTCATACCCACAGTGGAGGGTGCTGTGGGGTATAATTGTATCAGTTCGTCCCCCCGAACTTTTAACTAACTCTCTTAAAAAAATGACTGCTACACTTTCACGTCAACAATCACAATCGAATACTTGGGAACAGTTCTGCAATTGGATTACTTCAACCGATAATCGTCTTTATGTGGGTTGGTTTGGAGTCCTGATGATTCCTTGCCTACTTGCTGCTACTATCTGTTTCATCGTTGCCTTCATTGCTGCACCTCCTGTAGATATCGACGGCATCCGCGAACCAGTCGCTGGTTCTCTCATGTATGGAAATAACATCATCTCTGGTGCTGTTATCCCTTCTTCTAACGCTATTGGACTGCACTTTTATCCCATCTGGGAAGCTGCTTCACTTGACGAATGGCTCTACAACGGTGGTCCGTTCCAACTGGTTGTCTTCCACTTCCTGATTGGTATCTATGCCTATATGGGTCGTGAGTGGGAACTCTCATATCGTCTGGGTATGCGTCCTTGGATCTGTGTTGCATACTCGGCACCTGTTGCTGCTGCTTCTGCGGTATTCCTGGTCTATCCTTTCGGTCAAGGTTCTTTCTCTGATGCGATGCCTCTGGGTATCTCTGGTACTTTTAACTACATGCTTGTGTTCCAGGCAGAGCACAACATCCTGATGCACCCCTTCCACATGCTTGGTGTGGCTGGTGTCTTCGGTGGTTCTCTGTTCAGTGCTATGCACGGTTCTCTGGTTACTTCTTCACTGGTTCGTGAAACCACTGAGAACGAGTCACAGAACTATGGTTACAAGTTCGGTCAAGAAGAAGAGACTTATAACATTGTTGCTGCTCACGGTTATTTTGGACGCCTTATTTTCCAATATGCTTCCTTCAATAACTCCCGTTCGCTGCACTTCTTCCTTGCTGCATGGCCTGTAGTTGGTATTTGGTTCACTGCTCTTGGTGTTAGCACCATGGCATTCAACCTCAACGGTTTCAACTTCAACCAGTCCATCATTGACTCTCAGGGTCGTGTGCTGAATACCTGGGCAGACGTTCTGAACCGCGCTGGTCTGGGCATGGAAGTGATGCACGAGCGCAATGCTCACAACTTCCCCCTCGACCTGGCCGCTGCTGAGAACACTCCTGTTGCTCTCACTGCTCCTAGCATTGGTTGATAAAAACTGAATAACTGATATAATTAAGAGGGTATAACAACCCTCTTTTTTTATGTCTCATAATAATCAACATCATCCTATGGAACCCTGGATCATTTGGGCAGGTGTAGGTATGATGGTATTCACAGTTCTTGTGTTTGTTTTATTTACTCTTGGTCAGATTTATTGGGGATAGAAAGTTATGTTTATTTTTAAAGTAGGTGATATTTGCAGAATTGATAATCCAAATCAAAGAAGGCATGGAAGAGAATTTGAAATTCTAGGTTTTATGTATGATAAAGATGATGAGCATTTTCCTCCAATCGCAATGAAAGTTAGATATTTAGACACTAACCGTAAAGGAACATATGACTGTTCATTTGATTCTCTCGTTGTAATTGGATAAGCACTAATACTCATTGACCTCTTTATTAAGGAATGTTAAGATAAATATGAGAAATACATAGGAGGTTATGACTTCTTCAACACTTTCACAACCAATTTCACAACGAGG